TTGCTGGAATATCTGCAACTTCATCTCGTGGGCATCATTTGGTTTAACATTAGGTGGTACGCCAGCATAGATTTCTGCAATAGTCTGTCTCTCTTCATCCATTGCTTTCTGCGATGCGGTTTCTTTGGGAAGCATGATACTTTCCGCAGCACCCGGTAAAATCTGCCCAACTGCAATTTGTAATAATCTCTCGGTATCCAGCGTACCATTCTTGTCGAGTTGTGCGCCAAGTTGTGCAATTGCTTTTACACGCTCAAGCATTTGTTCTGGATCTTGCGTGGCAGCATCAAACTGCATGTAAAAATCAAATCGTTCACCAGCATTTCCTTTGTCGTACTTCTGCATGTCCTGCATACCTGTGACACGGAAGTATTCTTGGTCTGGGCCATACTGTTGGTAAAGGGAGTATACTTGATCGAGTAGAAGTTTTAAGTGATGAAATACTTTATCTATCACTTCTTGTTGCTTCATCTGTGCTTCCACAGGATTTACTCCTGGTGCGTTTCTACCAAAGTATCTATCTGCTTGTTCTTGGATGTATCTACGAAGTTCTACATTAACACCTGACCCACGGGGTGTGTCTGCAAATCTTACTTCACCAGGTACACGATAAGGTAATTTTACACCCGGCCCAAAACGGGAAGGGGCGCGCCCAAGAGGGTGTTCCAAAGGAGGTAAAGTTGTTAACGATTGTGCATCAATCGCTGCATCTGTTTCGACCTTGAGTACCTGCTGCAAGCTTTCAATAAGCTCCGGGTATGACCTAGACGAGTATAATTTTTTGTCTGTTTTTTCAAGGGTGGTTACCACGAATGGATATTGCCCATGTGCATAATCAAGTAATTGATGCTTGGCATAAAGATCAGAAATATTGGCATGGTAGATCGTGCAGTAAATACCGGGTACATTATCCTCATCCAATAGTCTTTGATAACAGTACACAATTCTAACAAGGCTATTGTCATTGTTTCTGGTAAACTCATCATTCTCTCGCAATTGATAGATGTTCTCATCTGTATCCTCGCCTTGTCCTGCAAGTTCAATCGCTGCATCCACAAACTCTTCTGACCATTTTTCGGTGCTAATTTTAGACCTTAATTGCTCTGGAGTCATACTCACGGAATGAAACATGTAAGGTGCTTCCTGCGGATCTATACAATAGCTTGGCCAAAATACATCCTCATCGGGTGCAAGGGCTTTGATCTTGGGTCTACTTACAACTTGGCGTGTGACAGGTACTGTGGTTTCTCCATCCTTACGCATTTCCTTTAACATTGCCCGTGCCTTGGACTTGCTAATATCAAACTGTGTTTTAAGTGCCTCACTTAATTCCTCGTCCATACTTCCATCCTGTATAGCTCCGGCAATCTGTGGAAGGACTTGGGCAATCTCTTCAAGCTTAATGGTCTGTTGTTGCTTCAGTTCTTGATTCTCATACCAAGCATAATGAACCATCATACCTTTTTCAAAAAGATGATTTAATCCAAGTTCAATCTCAGGATAAAACTCCTGCATCTTAGAATTAATTAACCATCGTAAAAACATGGATACCACATTGGCACGCTCGACATCACTTGATTCTGTGGGTGTGGCTATTATGTGACCACGTCGGATTGCATTCATTGACATTGCCACCCGGCAATTAATCAACTCATCGCACATCCTTTGTTCTTGGTCACTCGCACCTTCCCAAGGGAACACATCTCCTGTGGAACTTTGGCTTGAATGCTTCTTGAAGTCATCACTCTTGCCTGCCCATAAGCAATTACGGACATCATAGTCTCTTTGTCTACGATCTAACCATTCACCTAAATCACTCTGTGTACGCTTGTACGCTTCACTAAGATAAGCAATGTCAGGCTCTTTTGAGACATATAGTAATTCTGGATCGGACGCAGAGAGCATGTGTAGCATAAAACTACATTAGCACCCTTATGTAGTCAATCTAATAGCAATTCCTCTTGCACGGGCATTTTTATTTCTCCTGACTGAACTTTGAAATATCTTTCTAGTTTGTCACTTTGATGGGGACTCCTAAACCACCCTGTCCCATCAGAGGATTCAACCCCACAAGATTTACACACAAGTAAATGTTTAATTGTATTTACTCTTCCTACATGGACTCTTTTAAAACTAGATGTCCACATTTTAAGGTTTCTCCATTTCCACTCAAATGATCCACCTACAAACACAACAGATGCTTCTTGCGGTACATCTTGTGGAGTCATTCCATCCTGTACGCAGAAAGCCCATGTAAGGTCGTAGGACTGTTCTAATATAGGATGCCACTTTTCCCATTCCCTCAATGTTTGATCACGATCTCCTACACAATCTGGCACTACTACCCAGCGAGGCTTATGTGGATGCGATGAATATAAATCTAACATCTTAATAAAGTTATCGTCTTTCCATTCTTTCCCTTTTGACCAAACAACATATCTCCCGTTGTCACACGCATACGGAATATATTCCACAGGAGTTTTAGATGAGTCTGGTGAACACAACCATCCAAGGTTATATCCTTTTCCTAACCAATAATGGAAAATACCATTTGAATTGTTGGATGGCATTACAATCATTGTGTAACGCCAGGATCAAACGCTGGGTATTCCATTGCGTTAAGTGCCTCATCAAGTGTTGGAAACACATAGTCTGCATGGTATCTAATCCAAGGAGACATTGAACTAGTGACCACAATAATTTGTTTATGCAAACTCCATGCGAACATAATTTCCATTGCAGTACCCCATGACGGGTGATCGCACTTTGCTAGGATTGTATCGCAAGAGACTATATCCCGTTTGTCCCTTTCTACTATTTCCTTTGGCATTCCAGCGATACTTTCTTGCCCTCTGTAATCAGCATCTGTTGGCTTAATACTCATTATACCTTTTTTGCGTAAGATAGTATTTGCAGCCTTTCTCCACCTCACACAGGTATCATCCATCTCATAGATTGCTCCAGCTAGGTAAACTAATCTTACTTCCATGCAGATACCTCCGCTTGCGTTGTTGTCTTGCAGACTTTCACGGAATCTAAAGTTAGATGATTAAATGATAAGTTCTTTTCTAATTCCTTGAATAAATACAGAGCTATACTTTCTGCGGTAGTCTGTTCCATGATTTCATTTAGATACCTATGATCTAAGCGCTTGACTACTCTACTAACGATCCCACGAAACTCTTGCTGGTCGATTAACCACCCAACTTCGGGGGCAGGTTCTCCGCTTACAGTCACATATACTTTATGTGTATGTCCGTGAAGTTCTCCGTATTCCTTTCGTTTATTGCGGATTCTATGTGCCGCTTCAAAAGTAAATTCTTCCGTCAGTCTAGTCTTCATAAATCTAATACCCACCACCACCTGTGACCTGAATGTCACGATGGGTGACATGGTCTGCGCCGCTTACAAATAAATATCGCAGGCAGTCAATTTGGTCAGAAAAGTAATCACTCTTACTCTCCCCTGCATATTCAAGCATGGAAGATATTGTATTCTCGCATTGATCGGAGAAGTAAAGCTTGGGGCAATTCTTGTCTGTCATGGTTTCTGTATCATCCCAACTCAGTGCATCATTGATCTTGGCAATACCAGAGTCTATAGACACACCTGGTGCAGCACGGAATACAAATCCCATGTTACTCATTGTATTGATTATATTACTTTCTCCCTCCTTCGTACGCACTGTGGCTGCTCCCATTCGTGGGTCAACTATCCGCTCAAATATCTCTTCACCATCTTCCTGTGCTTCAAAGTAATCCTTGTAATCACTGTACCCCCAACCCAGAGGGCGTTGTCCAGGCCCAGGTTTACCTACTGCTTTTCCAGCGCCATTGATGTGTGGAATTGCCCATGCTCCCATTGTACTATCAGGGAACTCACGATAGACATATATCTTACCATCCTTGGTTACACCTGCCCATAATCCAACCCAAGGTTTACTACCACCTGGATCGCATATAAAGTAACGGGTTACATTTACAGATGGATCGAGAATGAATGGTATCTTACTATGTTCAATTACATTGGACTCACGCTGGAATTTTGGGAATTTTCCTTCAAAGCTTTTACTCGGAATACCAAATAATCGAGCAAGCTTTACCTCCTGTGGTTGCTTGCTGTAGGTACGCACAAGTTCGTCTGCATCCACAAATGGACTCATCTGACTCCAAAAATAATATATGCGACAGTCAGGCCAATTAGCAGACACTAGTTCCAAGGGTAGTTCCTTATCCATTAACGCAGAGTACTTTGA